ATTGACCCCATTGTTCTCAAAGTTATACCCCAATTCTTTGGCTATACCACTCATAACCATAGCCACGTCAATCGATCCTTTGTAACTACGCGGCGCAAGCGGTTTAAGCTGACTGGCTTGACCGGATCGCGCTTGCATTCTCAAATACACATCCGGCATGGTTTGGTAATCGCCCCAAGCGTTCACAATATCCCCAGCGAACACCATTGTTTCAGTATCCCCGTCAATCGCATAAACAACGACTGAATTGAGAATCGTATCCAACGGCTTCCACATGAGCGTAGTAATGCTGTTCATATCGTCTTGCGTGACACCATAAATCCTAGCTCGCAAAGTTCCCATCATCATACCGCCAGCCTTATCGATGTCCGCAATAGCTCGGTATCCTTCGAGCGTTATCTGATCGTTTTCGCTTGATCCGAACTTACCTGTACCCAAAGTGATTATGAATTTGAGTCGCTTTTTATTCATAAATCAACACGTATCTGGAATTCAATCCTGTATATACCGGGTCGGTTGACCCTTGCAGGTCGAGGAATCTGAGCGCGCCGATAACTCCCGTATATTTGCGGCACAGAATATCATCATTGTCCCGCGCGATTACGCTTGTTACAATGTCTGTGCCGTTCACATTCACGTCCACAAATAGGCCTTGCTCTTTTTGCTGCAAGAGAATCTGGAAATTCTGACCGCCCAAAACAGTCTTGACAAACTGAGACGGAATCGGTTGTAACGGGATTTGCAACATATCAGAACCCCGCCTTATTTGCGATACTCTTCAACGTAGATACGTCGGGTTGTTGCGCTTGCACTTTGCCATTGTCAACTTGCGGTTGCGCACCTGGTTGTTTTGGTGCAGCCTTTGTGAGTTTCGCCGCGACTTCCCTGACTTCCTTCAGTCCAATCTCGACGCGCAGCAACGTGCATCCGCGCTCGCTCTTTCGCTGGTAATTGTATCGTTCAATAGAATACCCTTTATAAGTTATCTCAGGTGTTACGACATCGTAAAGATCAGTCGATTTGCACGCTTTATCAATGTCATTTAGGAACGCCTGACGCGCCGAATCGCTCCCGCTAATGTTCAAAGTGACTACGGGTTCCGCTGGCAATTCAACCTTATTGTAACTAGCGAAACCGCCTTTTTCCAGAGGGAACTCGCTCACTCTCGTCTCTTTTGCAAACTCCACGCTCGCTGTCGATAATGTTGATCCGATACCGATTGATTCTAGTATCAAATTCTGCGGATTGCCCAGCGCACGACCTTGACTATCAAAGATGCCCCAGCGCGAATTGATCTGGAAACTGCGCCAGATAATACCTTCGAGAACACCTAAGCCAATCCCGGCAAGCGGCGGAAAATTGGGCGAACGTGGGATTAGCGGGACGCCCGGCGAGTTTGGAACATTAGGGAAAGGAATAAGAGCCATGCAATCATCATAACATTTTAAAAAAGTGTTTACAAAGGTAAATTAATTATCTATAATGATCACATCAACTAACGAAACGGAGAAATGAAAATGCATACTACATTGAATGAAATAAGAAAATACAATCCTTGCTCGCATGGATGGCGGACGTTGCTTACTTATCTTGGTAAAACTGAGAGTGACAACGAACCTTTACCTTTTACGACTATACTCATATCGAATGGGATACGAGATGCTATATGGTGCCTTAGAGTTCTGCCTGATTACGATTTGAAGGTCATGGAATTCAAACTAAGATGCGCCAGAAGAGTTGAACATCTAGATAAATCAGGATCGGCTAGGACGTGTCTAGATGTGGTTGAAAAGTTCATAAAAGGTGAAGCAGCAGCAGCATGCTGTAAAGCTGCTACTTATGCTGCTGCTGCTGCTGCTGCTGCTGCTTATGCTGATGATGCTGCTTTTGCTGCTGCTGCTGCTGCTGCTGCTGCTGCTGCTGATGATGCTGCTTATGCTGCTGCTGCTGCTGCTGCTGCTGCTTATGCTGATGATGCTGCTTATGCTGCTGCTGCTTATGCTGATGATGCTGCTTATGCTGATGATGCTGCTTATGCTGCTGCTGCTTATGCTGATGATGCTGCTTATGCTGAACGCGAATATCAAACTGAGATTTTCAGAGAAATTTTTGCGTCAACGTAAACCATAATTAGCCTGAGACGAGAAAAGGGAATCCATAGCGGTACTCATATCGTCAGCGATTCCCTTCGCGTCTTGCGCTGCGGTGTAAATCTTGATCTCTCCGATGTTGGTTTCCACGCTGGTATTTCCTCCTGCAACAACATTATTAGGGTTTTGCATGGCCAAGCGAGACGCGCCCGGCATTCCCAGCATGAAGTCCGCGAGTCTTCCGCGTTTATCCGCTTCGCCTTCCCGATCCGCTGGACGTTCGTAATGCTTGGAAACAATCGCAGCCGCGTCGTATCCGGTTTGCGCGTTGCGCAATAATCCCCCGGCCTTGCGCTCATTCCCTTGTGTAAGCTCAAAATGGATAAATGCAAGTTGCTCTTCAAAGCTTGAGTCTCTTATCGATTTGCCGAACAACTTGGAAAACTCAGCTTGCCGGTCAGGATGCCATTGTGCAAGTCCGAATGCTTTACCGCCATCGCCTACAGCTTGATGGTTGAAGTTTGATTCTCGCTTGATATTCGCGGCGATCCCTGTCGCTTGCTCCTTCGTCCATCCTTGCTTCTGGAAGAACTCCACAGTATCGGGGATGTCCGGAACAAGCTGAGGTTCGGTTATCTTTGGTGCCCCTTCGAGAAATTCTTTTTTAGCAAATTCGAGTCTTTTCCAGTCCCGAGCGAATAGAGCTGACAAGAAGTCAGCACCAGCAATAGCGCGATAAATAAAATCATTGAGTAACCCCTTAAGCCAAGTTATGCCCTTACCGGCAAGCCTAAACCCTGGTTCCCATTTGCCCCAGTCGATAAAAGTTTCTCCGCCACGCTTCCATGTTTGATAGTCTTGGTAGAGTAATGCGATAGCCCCAGACAGCCCGGTAATAGCCAAAATAACCGTGTTGATCGGGATTGTTGCCGCAGCAAGACCTGCAAGGCCAATACTAAGAACGGTCAGGAAGTTAGTCACAAAGTCCTGATTGCCTTTGATCCAATCCCCAAGTTCTCCGAGCAACCCTAGCACGCGCTCGATATACGGCATAGCGCCGGAAAGCAGAGATTGCCCGAACGCATGAGTATTCTGCCTCAAGGCCGTCAACGCCTGATAAAGTTTTTGCGCTTCTTCGGCTTGCTGCTTCGTGGTTACCGTAAACTCTTTCTGTTTTTTGATGGAATCTTCGACCGCTTCACGACCTTGCAGCAGCAAATTCATTGTACCCTGGTCGATACCGAACATGCGCCCCATGTTGTTCGCTGTTGTGCGATCCATGCGGCTGAAACGATCAGACAATTCAAGTAAAACTTGCGATACCGGCTTGGCTTTGCCATTCACATCGGCAAGCGATAGCCCGAGCGCGGAGAAATAGGGGATAAGCGCAGATTGTCCGGTCAACTGCAATTCAGTCTGAGCGCGGCTGATCATATCCATAGTGCCTTGCAAACCGGAAGCACTTCCTCCGGCTTGCTCAGTTATGTTTGACCAAGCGGATATTGTTTCTACGTTTTCCTTTAGGTTTTGCGATAACCGGAATAGGCTGGAATTAGTTTCAACCGTTTGCTCAATGAACCGCTTAACAGCAACCGTACCGCCAATAATCGCTAAGAATTGCACCGCGCTTTTAGATAGCGTCTGAAAACCTTCGCTGCCGGTTTTAGCGGATTGCTGCATGCGCTTGTCAAGCTGTTCGGTGGCTTCCCCGGTCTTTTTGCTTTTAGCGACAAATTCCGAGTTATCCAGGCCGAGCTTGACTATCAGGCTATCGATTATCGTTGGCATTCGCTACATTCCTGTTGTGGCTGTCGACTATCAATATTTCAAGCATATCATAAGCATCTTGCGTGCCATAGACTGTATCCAATTCATGCAACGTAGCTATTCTATGTGCGACCAAAGTGCTTATGATGTTTGTGACATTTTGGCATTCCGCGTACCTTTTGTTTGAACCGTCGCCTGCGGATATTTTAAGAGGTCGGCGGTCACGGAAAAATCCACATGGAGCTTAAGCGCCTCCCATCGCAACTTGTAATAAGTTACAATTTCTTCAATATCTTGCTCAATCATTGGGCGTATCACATCAGGCCTCGCTACGTCAGGAATAACTTGCACACAAGCCAAGAGTTCGTCAGCAAGAAGTTCTGCCAATTCGTAGTTCACCTTGCCTAAAGTTTTTAACCCTAGCTCTGCGATTCCAGCCATACCAGACAATTCAAATCCTTCTGGCAAATCAACATTGGCGTTCATCAGGCCAACAATCAATCTCATCGCCCACTTGTCGCCCTTCTTAGCTGGCATCTCAGTAATCAAAAACGTTTTACCGTTGTCCCGGTTATTATCGGTTACGGTGTATTGTGCGGTTTTTCGAGCCATATTATCTCCTATATGGTGCCGGCCCCCGCCCTGGGAGATAAGCAGAACGTTAAAGGGCCAGCATTGATCTTAAATAATTACAGGATCGCGCGGTTCACGCTTTCCCAAGTAATCACGAACTTTTGTGGTTGCAACATCTTTTTAGAGTCCGGCGCTTGCATCACGCTGGTTAGGATGCCCCTGGTGAATGTAAAAGATTCACCGGTCGACGGTAAGCTCAAGGTGGCAGAAATGTAGAACACTTCTCGCGCGGTCTTGATTGCTTGAGTCAAGATTGAGAAAAAATCCTTGCTTGCGCTATCAGCTTGAAGCGTGATTGTTTGCTTGACCGGTTGCGGCGTGTATCCGGCTGACATTTTGCCGTCAACGCCCATGCTGACTTCTGCCAAGTCCAGCGCATCAAGCATGAACGCATCATCCGACGCATAACCCTGAATCGACACCGGCACGGGGAACAATCCCGGCACGACCATGGTGAGAATGCTATTTGCGCTTGTGATCGTAGTATTTGCCATAGTTTACCCCTTACATTATATCGATTGAAGCGATGGAAATTTGTTGGATCGCGCCGCCATCCGTGTACCAGAAATTGATAACTGGCGTACCACGCGCAGCGCGCACCGTAGAGCCTGGATCAAGGATTTGCAAGTAATATCCTTGTTGTTCAATGGTCTGCGACACACTGCGCCCGGCAGCAGCATTGACTTGCGCAGCTTGACTTTCCGATAAGGTTATTCCTGCCCGGATCGTGCCAAAATTTACGGCTGCATTAATCGAATCAACCATAGCAGCGCGAATCAGAGAGTATCCTTGTTCGTTGTACGGAATCGCCCCTACATTAGTCAGCAAAGTCATGAGTACCGAGCGAAACTGACTGTTCAAGTAAACCTGATCGACAAAAGTGTCCATCCATTGCCATTTTCCGGGGAGATTGCCGTTATACAGGAAATTGAATTGCTCGTTCGCTTCGGAGTACGAACCATAGAAACTATAACCATTCGCCAGCAGAATATCAGCAACACTCTTGTCCGTTACGGTAACCGTGAAGCCAGATTGTGACCGGAATGCGCCGGATGTTCGACCGTTCGTGCGAGTAAAGTCTATCGAGGCGATCATGCCAAGTACGAATACAGCGAGATTGGCAGTATTGTACACGCTCATCACGCCATCATATTCCAGCGCCTTAGCGACTGCGCCAAAGCAAGTCGTGGAATTTGCGGTTACCGCTTGAGTGTCGGTATCCCATGCCACGTACAAATAACGCGAGTTCTGCAAGGTCGACCATGCCGCGAATAGTTCTTTATCTGCAAGCAATGGTTCCCACAATGTCGTAAAACTTACCCAATTCTGAGTATTAGATTTGACATTATCCATCGCACTTGATGGAGTATCCGCAGCAGCCCCGGCTGACAATGATGCACCGGTTGCGCTTGTCAATTTCAGACCTGTTGCTAATGTGCCGGTTGCAAAGCTCATCGTGGAGGTTGCTCCGGTTGTCGCGGAAGTCAGCACAAACACGCTGCGTACCGCGTCCCATACGCAAGTCAAGGGCGACCCCGTGAACGCCGCTGCAATCGCTGTGGCCGCCGCGCTG